AAATGCCACCTCAAGAACCCTGCGAAGCTCACCATCTGCCGTGCTTTTGACGCTTTGTAGCATATCTACAACAGACGCATTACCTGACGTGACTGTAATGTTGCACCAAGTGGTGTTGTTAATACGCAACTTGTTGGCCTGATTTTCCATACGGTGCTTACCTCGCCCTGAGGTGAACCCATAAGCGTAGTCAGACAGCACTTCATGCTTCTCGTTGGTAATCTCGTCAACAGTAAACGCGATGCTGTTCATCATGCCAAGCATGTGCATCTTGGAAGCGTATGTATCTTCCTTCTTCATCAGCAGTGTATCGGGGTGCCCAAAGATGGAGTTGATGACCATCTGTGCGGTTGACTTGCCAGAGCCTGAACCGTTGTGCTTCAAGTGAATCTGAGCGCCCTTTACGTTTTGCTTGGGGCCGATGAACTTCAGTAAGGGTGAACCAAAACCAAAGAACAACGCCAACGCGTGGGTCTCAAGGCCGGGACGGTTGTAGAAGTTTGCAATCTTGCTCCACTCTTCCAAAGTACCCGTTGCCTTAAATGATTCCGCAAGTTCGCGTGTGCCGCTTGATGGCGGCGCTAGTTTAGTACCAGCCGCTGTGTATTCCAACTCACCTACAACGAAGCCAAGCCCGTCAGGTGTCCATCCCATTTGGCTGCGAGTTTTGTTCGCAGCGTACTGCGATTGCAGTTTACGTAGTGTCGAAGCAAAATAAGCCATGATTGCATCCAAGTGTTTGCCGTATGCGACTACGCCGTTTTTAATCAGCAAGTCGCGCATTTTGTCTTTAGTGAACAAGGTAGTCACGGGGGCGTAGAACCTGCGGATACCGTCTTGCTTCATGTGCAAGTTCAGTCCCACCATCTCACCTTCGCCGTTGCCATACTTGTCCGAATCAAAGTACCTCTCTGTCAGGTATAGGTCGTATGGGTAGATTTCAACGTCTTTCTCCTCACCATCGGGCGTACGTTCTTTCTTGAACACGCCACCTGCCGCACCACGAAAGTAAGGGAATGGGTATGCAGGGATTGACGTTGTGAGTGCCGGTGCCGATTCGTCTTCAGGCGTTTCAATGATGTACTGGTCGTCTTCAACTGGTGCAGCTTCAACAAACTTACCCAACAGAATTGGGGTAGAAATCTTTTGTGGGCACTCGTGGCAGAGCGATGGGTTGTTGTCCCGATACCACTCGCATGTGTACGGGCCTTTGGTCTCAGCCGCTTTAGCTTCGGTTGCTGCGGCGTCGTAGTCAGGGTGATCGCGTGAAATCTTATGGATAGCAGAAGCGCCATCTTCACAACGCACGGCAATAGACAAGGCGGCTCGCCACAACGGTTCCTCAAGGCTAGCTGCGTGCTGCAACGCGTATTTCATCTGAGCGCAACCATTACCATTGGAGCTACGAACTGCAATGCGCTTGAACGAACACTTGGGGTACTCACCGCCGAGATCTTTAGACGTCTCGTCCATGCCAAACTGTTTAGCCGCACTCAGATCCATTGCCGGTGCAGGCAGCATCTCAGTAAACTCAGCAAGGGATACAGGCGTACCCATTGCAATAATCTGTACAGGTCTCGAGGTTTCGTTCTTAAAGTTATGTGTGCCGGGTATGCGTAAGATACGTGCGGCGTCGGCAGTTACCGCAGGGTCAGCAAATAGTTTCTTCTGAGCGCACAAGCGCTTCAGGGATTTCGCGTGTCGCACCCACTCGGATGCAGGCACGTCTTCAGTCAATGGCCAGTAGACATGGAGTCCACCACCTGAGTTAACAAGCGTTGGGCTTGGGAGTTGTGTATCAGCAATGAATATGGATAGTGCTTGGGCAGCGGCGGCTTGGTCAGCGTAGGGCTTACCAGTTCCGCAGTCTAAGTCTAGAAAGAACGACCGCAGAAAAGCGGCGTTATCAACCTTACGACCTGAGTCGTCGTTGAATGTGGCGAGTGCGAAGTACGCATCTACGCCTTGAGAATCCATACCCGAGCCGACAGCCTCCACGTCTTCAATCGTTGTTTGAAACGACTGTTTGACAGCACCTGACCGAATACCAACAGTGCAATAGATGCCCTGCGTAGGTAAAACGGAGTTGAGAAAGTCAGTCACAGAACCTCACTGGGTTGAGGGGAAAAAATAGGGGCGACAGCGCTAACTGCCACCCCACGAGGTTTACTTACGTTTTGAAAGACGTGCAATAACTTTAGGCATTGCTGCCTGATGGCGGGCGCGCGGCACCGATTTACCAGTCAGCCAGTTGTACACAGTCGCACGAGTCACGCCAAACATCTGCGCAAGCTCGGTAATGGGTGTACCTTTGTTGATGCAAACATCCGCCAACTGCATAACAATCGGCTTCTGGTCTGCATCTTCAACTTTCTGAATGAAAAGGGTGTAGTGCCCCCGCAACTTATTACGCATCGTCGTCAGTAGCCCAGTCGTTCAAAATATCAGATACGTCTTTAGGAGCCGGTGTTTCAGCTTTAGGCTTGGTAGGGCTGCGCTTGACAGGCTCTGCTACGGCTTCCGCTTTAGCGGCAGGCTCTTCCTTAAACGCTTGTGGTAACGCAGGCATGCCTTCAGCTTTAGATGGAACCATCTTCAACTCAATAGCTTGGCGAGCGTCTTCTGTTTGGCTCTGTGCTTTACCCAGTTCCCACTCTTCTTTCGTCAAGGGGCGTACAGCACGGAACTTCAACACGGGCACTGCTTCGGCTGTGTCGAAGCGAGCTTCGGTCACGATGCCTGTAATCGGAATACCATGTCCTGACAAGAACTTACCAAACGCTTGCAATGGCATCTTCTCACCTTCAGCACGACCGAAGTATGACTTGGCAGGGACTGACAAGCGATAGATGTTGCCACCAATGTCGTTCTCCAAAGCCACAGCCAAACGCTTGCTGTAACGGCAGGCACGAGCCTTACCATCGCCAGAGCCTTCGATGTTCTGAGGGCAGGTAGCGCATGACTTGCTTTGTGGGTTCGTCACTTCTTCGTTGGGCACTACGCCTTCGGCAGACCAGCAGGCAGGTTTAATGTCTTTGCCTTCTTCGTATTTGTCTGCGTAGAACGTACGTGTCACACCTTTGCCAGATGCAATCACCACGAAGTTCATGGCGCGTTCTTCGTTCTTGGCAACTTCTTCGCCGCCTACGACCATGCGCCACACGCCGCCTTTGATTGAGATTTGCTTACCGCCAGAGCTACCTGCAATGTCTTTGGTAGTGGCGTCTGCGGCTTCGCGCAGGTAGTCAGGGATAACGGAACCGGATTTGAAAAGTGTCATGTTACTCATTTTGATTTCCTTAATGGGAGGTTACTTGGATGAACGGCGAACCGTGATCGAGTATTTCGACTCGATATTCACACCCGCAGGCATTTTGTCTGGGTTCTCTTGGATGAACTGTGCAAAGTTACCTTGCGCAATCCGGCGTTCGAGAAGGTCAGGGGCATCATGCTCACGGATGAATTTGTACATACTGTCCCAGTCGCTGGTCCAGTAGCGTGTTTTGACTGCTCGTGTGAACGAGCCATGTTGGGTTTTGCCACCATCTTGTCCGGTGGCCTTGCAGATTTCTAAAAGCTCTTGCTCTACGGCGGCCAACTGCTGATCGAGGTCAGCAATCTCAGCTTCCATCTGCTTCTTTTTTGTTTCTTTAGCGTCACGTATTTTGATATACACATTGACTAATTGACTTGCATCCATGTGATTCCTTTTGATTTGCGTTGAACGAGTATGAAATTATACACTGTCAAATTTAGCCGTCAAGCCTTTTTGCGCAAGCGTGCATCAATTCGGAAGAAATATTCTGTACGGCATACGCCTCACCTTCTGGGCCAAAGCAGCCCATGACACCGGCTTCGCGTTCTGTCCCTTGCCACACGTGCACAGCTTCATGCACCAACAACGCTGCCAATGCAATGGAGTCAAAGTCTTTCATGCGCTCCAGATCAACCCCAACGATGAAGGCTAACTCACCTTTGTTGTTATTTAAAGTATGCGTGGTTGCGTACGAACCCGGGGTAACAAACCGGTCAGATGCGTCCACATCCATATCCTTGAGGGCACGTTTGTATTCAGCCTGCGTAGTCACAAGCGTCAAGTATCCACCCCGCATTAAGCTGCGGTCTAACCATTTTGTTTTCATTCCAACTCCTGTTTGTATAAATCGACTAAGCTTTGATGTAAATCTATTTTGTTTTGCAACATCGTATACATACGGCGCTCGACTGGACTGCCTTGTAGGTGTGTGACTGTCACCTTGTTTGTCTGCCCTGCGCGGTGTGCGCGTGAGTTAGCTTGCAGATAAATCTCTGTGGAGCTTACTGGACCCCACCAGACAACTTGGTCTGCACGAGTCAGCGTGATGCCGTGTGCCGTAGCCTGCGGAACCAACAACAGAATGCGTGGGTCATCTTCTGTTTGAAATTGTTTGATGATGTCGGCTCGGCGTGTAGAAGCAACGCCGCCATGAATTGTCTGCACTGTGTATCCTTCTTTGAGCAGAGCATTCTCTACCATCTCAAGCGTGTGTCGATATGGGATAAACACCAATATCTTGTGGTCGGTCTGTTCAATCACGTTCATGAGTTCACTCATGCGATTAGCTACGTCAAACTCAACGACGCCACCATCATCCGTATACACCGCCCCTTGTGCCACTTGCAAAAGTTTATTTAGCATAGCCGCCGCATTTACCGCCGTGATTTCCGAACCCGCTGCGATGGTCATCATTTGCTTGCGAAGAGCGTCATAGTACTTGGCCTGCTGAGCCGTCAAGGGAACTTCACGAGTGGAGTACAACAAGTCAGGCAGGTCTAAGCATTCTGCTTTCGTAAATCTAATGGCCGGTTGCAACACTTGATGAACTGTCTGCTGTGCGTCTTGCTTCGGCACCCACTTGTACTGCGTGAGTTTCAGCATCACCTTGTCACGGAACGCACCAAAGAATCTAGGCACTGAGTCGGGCGTCACAAGCTTAGCCAAGCCGTATGCGTCTAGAGGTGACTGCGAGGCAGGCGTACCCGTCATGAGCCACAAGCGTGTAGTAGGTTTAACCAAAGACGCAAGGCACTTCCAACGGTCAGTGGTCACGCTCTTAACTGCATTGGCCTCGTCCACAATGATGAGATCAAACCCACCCTCTGCCAACTCTTTGTTGACAACCTTCACACCGTCAAAGTTAATGATGACGAACTCGTAGTCACCGCTAATGACTTTCTGTCTCTGTGTGCGTGAGCCTTGTGCAATTGCAACCGTGCGGTGCATGACTGTCTTAAACAAATCAGAGCGCCATGCGGTGTCCATGATGGACACTGGGCACACAACAAGCACACGCTTGACTTTGCCTTGATTCATTAGGTAGTCAGCCGCCCATGCCGCCGCACTGGTCTTGCCTGTGCCTGCTTCGTTGAACACAAAGCAACGTGGATGCAGTGTGAGAAATTCTGCAGTAGTGCGCTGATGGTCAAACGGAGTAAACATTCCGGGCCATTCGTATCGGCCAAGAATGGGGCTAGGCACTTCACGAATACCTAGATTGCGTAAGAGTTGCACTTCGTCAAAGCCCCAGTTGACTAGCACTTGGTCAACGTCTCCGTTGCTGCCGAGCACTTTGCTCTTGGGAATGATTGAAGTGATCTGTGGTGCTTTGCGTGTATTAAACAGCAATGCCTTGTTGTCAATAATTTGCATAATAAACTTTGAATAGAGGTGACAAAAATAGCCCAGTAGCAGTGCTACTGGGCAAACCCATTACTGGGAGGAGAATGGAACCAATGAAACAACTCAGCAACTGCGGCCACCGAGTGATTCCATCTTACATTATTTTTTACGCTCTCGCTTAGAAATTTGTGACTTCATAGCACCGGTTTTGGTGCGGGAGAAGCTTGTGTTTTCGGATTCGTGAGAGGCGCGGAGGTTGCTTAGTTTGGATGTGCCGCCCTTGGACATAGCCTTCTTGTGATCGACGTCTACATCGTCTGGCAGGGTGCCATGAGCCTTCTCGTATGCACGACGTGCCTTGTGTCTCTCGGACTGTGCGGCAAGCTGCTTGGGCGTACCCTGATAGCGCTCATATTCAAGTTTGTAATTGCGTGGTTTTTTATCAGCCATTGTGATTCTCACAAGATGTAACTGGGCAAAATTTGCAGAGGGCAGAGCTTTTGGGATTCCATACCCCATGCACCACAGCCGCTTCGATTGCACTAGCCCTGCCAGCCCATTTAGACAGGATTTCAGGCAACTGTTTCCTAGTGTACTCAGACTTGATGACGTCGCCAACTACAACGAACAGCAGTGCCCCCTTGACGGTATGTACGTCGGGATGGTGAATCATCACCATAGCTGCCATAAGTTCTAACTGAGCGCTATCTGCGTACCGGCTTGACTTGCCAGTCTTGTAGTCTGCTACTCGTGCAACGCCCTTCTCGTGGTTGATTGCAAGGTAGTCTGGGATGCCTCGGAACCATACGTCTTTGTCAAAGAACCCACAGGGGGTGAAGTCGGCACGGATGCCAAGTTTCTCTTCACAACGGACGTCGCCTTTAAAGTTGGCAAGAGGTTCCACGAATGGCTTGTAGTGCGCAAAATTCGCAGGGAGTGGTGTCTTATCACGGATGTATTCTTCGAACGCCTTGTGTACAGCAGTGCCGTACATGGTCGCTTCTGTGTCTTTAGATTTGAACTTTTTTAGTATCTTAACTTCGTGGTATCTGCGGGGACAGCCTTCGTAGTCTTTGATGCCTGAATAGGAATGTGCTAGCGTCATGGAAAAAACTGGGTTGATTTTTGTAACCCCGAGTGTACCAATCAACAGTCCCCATAGGAAGCCCCTACGCCTGATTCGCAGGCTAGCGGTAAAGTTTGTGCCCACTTTGGTCTCCATGACATGCACTCCTCAACGTATCGTTGTGCTTCTTCTTGTTCTTCAATCGGTGCAATACAAGCCACAGCATCGTGGACTGTCAACACCACCTTGTACTTCTTGCCGATTCTGAGCATCTGCTCTCCTACGACCTGACGTGCTACCGCTTGACATACGTTCTCCACAACTTTCCCGCCGTAGATGTACACGGGTAATCCCTTAGAGAAATAGCGCCACTGGTCTTTGCCAGTCTTTTCATCAGTCACTTTGGCTAAGTCGGGATACTGAATGAATAGCCCGCTGGGTAGGGTTAACCCTTTACCCGGAACCGCCTTGATTAGCCCCTGCTCGTCCACTTGGAGGCCGTTGCCTGTACGCAACGCAATCAGCGCCTCGTCTGCCCTACGCCACAACTCGGGTATCTTGTAGTAAGTGTTCCTGTATGCGTCGATGATGCGTTTTGCCTCAGCTTCGGTTACTTCAACACCGGCCTGTTGCTTGAGGAATATCTGTAACTTCTTGTGCCCAACGCCGTAGCCTGCACCAAGCACCACAGTCTTGCCGACCTGACGCTGACTGGCTGAACCCGTCGTAACTTGCTCGGGCGGTATGTTGTAAATCTGGCTAGCCATGAGACGGTAAACGTCCTGCTTATTCTCGAACGCTTGCACCAACTCCTGCTGACCTGCTAACCAAGCCAATGTCCGTGCCTCGATCTGCGCTGAGTCGCAGTCAATCACAACGTAGCCTTTGGGTGCCTTGATCGCCTTCTTGATCTTGCCTGCGTTCGTACCGCGCGATGGGAGGTTCTGCAGGTTTACAGAATCTTGCCCAGACCACCGACCAGAGTGGGCACCGTAGTAACGCAGAGGTACAGGAAACTTGCCTCGAGTAGACATACCAATAAAGCGCTCAGTGCGAGTCTCCTCAATTGTTGTTTTGTTTCCAAGGCGGGCTGCGACAAGCATTTGGACTCGTGCATCAGGGTGCTCCTCTAGTGATTTAAATTCTTCGTCTGTTTTGGCAAACGCAAAGGCTAACTTGCCAGTGCGTAGGCTTACTTTGGTAGGCGGTACAACGCCGTAGTTCTCGAGTACCTTTGCAAACTTGTCGTTGGACATGAGTAGCTTCTTGATGCCATCCATACCTTCACTAAAGATTGCGTGTACATACTCTGGGTCAGCGTCTTTCAACATGAAGTCCCGCACCGATTCCATCAGGGCTTCCTTGGCATCCTTCACGGCTTCCAAGTGGTCAACGAGTAACGTCTTGTCTAACTCAAGCACAGGCTCAATGAACATACGTAAGGTCATGTCCATCAGTTTCAATTCTTGTTTAGGGAAACCCAACGCCATGTATTTGTTGAACAGCGTGTAGGTCAACTCGGTGTCGTTGATGCAGTACTCAGCGTAGCGAGCCAACTCCTCGGCAGAGAAGTCAGCGTAGTGTTTACCCTTGGCATGAAGCACCTCATCGCCCTTGGCTCCGATACCCATGCGTTCAGCTTGCTTGGCTAGGCCATGCGCCTTCTCGTGTGGAAACAAAGCTCGTGACATACCAAGCGTGTCAAACCAAGCCATAGGCTTTACGCCATACAGCCAGTCAAGCACCGCACCATCGAACGCTGTGTTCTGCGCAACCACCATCGCATCAGACCAGTCGAACTCTTTGAGCACCTTCGCCACTTGGGGCTTGGGATACCAAACTGTTTCACCATCGTCGACCTTGATTGCAATACCAATCATCTCAAACTGAGGCGAACGCACATACTCCTCGGTCGGGATTTTGGTAAGCGAGTACTCTGTCGAGTAGAAGCACTCAAGGTCAAGGGTTACTATTTTTGGCATATTGTTTGTCAAACTCTTGTTCGAGTATTTGTTGGGCTTTTGCAAGCATGTTCTGCGGGGCGATGATCTTACTCGGCGTTCTGTACGTCACCGTACTGCGTTCTTCTTTTTCTTGCCTAGTCAGCAATTGATGAAATGTTCTAGCCTCAAACCTTGCACGACGGGCTTCTTTGTATGCGGCAAGTAGCGCCGCTTTTTCTTCAGGCTCCAAGTACCACAGGCGGTGTACGTGTCCGGCGTCAGGTTTCTCTATCAATAAGTCATCTAACTTTTCCCTAATGTCGTCAAACCTTGGTGAGTAACGTCCGATAAGCCTTTCCCCATCCAAGTCCCCAAAGAATTCCTCGGGGTTGGTCTTGAGTCGTTCAATAATTACTTGTACTGCTTGCATCATTTTGATTTGTCCCTTCTTAGTTTAGCTAATGTTCGGTCTGTCATTTCACGCAAAATTCGTTTCTCATGCTCAAACCAATCACGCCCAGCTTTTGGTTTCTCTTGTTCCGTCCACAACACTTGCCCCTGTGCGGGATTGACCAAACCACCTTGCAACGCCATTCGTGGGTCAGACCAAGTACCAAGCCTGCCCGACGCAATTTGGTTCTGTGAAGCCATCATGCTTGCTGCTAAGTTTGCGGTGTACCCTTTTAGTGCGTTTTGTTTTTCTTCTTCACGGCGCTTGTCACCGTTAAAGATTTCGTCCACCACATATTCAGTCAGGCTTGGCTCCATTACGTATTTCTGAAACGCGGCGGTGAGCGCATCCTTATCACGGTCTGACAGCTCACTAAACCCCACAGGTACTTTGCCTAGTATCTGGTCAGTTATTCGACTAAACCTGCCTTCGTATTTAAAGTCTTTTGGGTGTGACTGCATGCGCTCAATCAGCATACGTGCCCCTTCGGAGCAGTTTAGTTCTTCATTCACTTTGGTTCCTCCAGTGGTTTGCAATACAACGTGTAGTTGGAGTGCGCGCCTTTTATGTTTATTAGATACGACGCCAGTGTGTCGACGTTTGTTTCGTTGATGACAAGGGCTAAGCCCCCTGCCTCGTCAATAGTTCTAAGGTTAGAAGTTTGTAAATCCGTTGGCTTGTTCTTACCCGCCTTGGCTTCGATGCCGATGAACCGACCCTTCAAGCACGCAAGGATGTCAGGGGTGCCGTTGTTAGCGTGCATACCCCCAATGTAGTTCACAGCATACGCTCCATGTGCCTTGAGGGTCGCATGGATTTTCTTCTTAACGAGTGCTTCGGGGGTCGCCGCCATTGATTACTTCCTCCAACTTGTATTTGTAGTGCAGTGCTTTACCGGCGTCGTCGCTACCATCTTTCCTGCCTTGACGCATGGCGTATTTGATGATGTTGCCTTTTAGAAACCCACGGAATTCTTCGGGGGTCAACACGGCCTCCATCACTGTCCAAGGTTGGATTTTCATGTCTTTGTAGTGACTGCCACTAACTTGCATGTCGTCTGCGTTTGGGACCATTTCAATCATTTAGTTTCTCCTGTAGTAAAACGTCAT